TCTGCCGCTGTCGCGGCCGGCGATCCTGTCGATCTGTCGGGCCTTCAGGCTTTGGCGCAGAGTTTGGACGATATTGTTCCCGACGCTGTTGAGGAAGTTCCTGAGGCTGTTGAGGAAGTTCCGGTCACTGAAGGTTAATTAACATCTATTTGAGAGGGCGGTGAGGTTGTGGGTTTAGATTTAGCTACAGCCTCCCCGCATTATGTTGGCCCCACCTGGGCGAAGCGTGTTGACGGATCGTGGCATCTGCCTGATCGGACGCTCGGGTGGGGTATCTTAAATTGGTGGGCCGAATACGTTAAAACGCCGTCAGGGGAGCATGGCGGCACAGCGTTTCTTCCTACTCTTGAGCAGGCGCGTTTCATATTGTGGTGGTATGCCGTCGATGAGGACGGTAGGTATTGTCACAGGAACGGTGTGCTTAGGCGTATGAAAGGCTGGGGTAAAGACCCGGTTGCTGCTGCGCTTGCCCTCGCTGAACTGTGTGGGCCTGTGGTTTTTGACAGGTTTGATTCTGACAATTCGCCTATCGGTAGGTCAAGGCACGCCGCCTGGGTTCAGATTGTGGCTGTGTCGCAGGAGCAGACTAAAAACACTATGTCATTGTTTCCGGTGATGATTTCAGCTAAAATGAAGGAAGATTATTCGTTAGAGGTCAATAAGACGGTGATCTATTCGTCTATTGGTGGCCGCATTGAGGCTGTGACTTCTTCACCGCATTCGATGGAAGGTAACCGACCCACATTCGTTATCCGTAACGAAACTCAGTGGTGGCAGGAATCTAATGACGGTCACGATCTGGCTAACGTCATTGAAGGTAATGTGACCAAGATTGCTGGGTCGCGCACCTTGTCTATTTGTAACGCACACGTTCCCGGCGAGGATTCGGTTGCGGAACGCGACTATGAGGCTTGGCAAGCTGTGTCCTCAGGGGAAGCTGTCGATGTTGGCACATTGTATGATGCGTTAGAGGCACCGGCGGGTACGCCTGTGTCTGAGATTCCTTCCCAACGCGAAGACCCTGAGGGGTATGAGCTTGGGGTTAAGCAGTTGCGTGCTGGTATTGAGGTTGCTCGGGGCGATTCGTATTGGCTTCCCGTTGACACTATCGTTGCTTCTGTGTTGGATGTTAAGAATCAGATTACTGAGTCCCGCCGCAAGTTTTTGAATCAGGTTAACGCATCCGAGGATTCTTGGATCGCACCGTATGAATGGGATTCTGTAAGGTCAGATGTTACTTTGCTCAAGGGCGACAAGATCAGTTTGGGCTTTGATGGGAGTAAATCTAATGACTGGACGGCGTTGGTTGCCTGCCGAATTGAGGACGGCGCACTGTTTCCGGTCAAGGTTTGGAATCCGAAAAACTTTCTTAATGAGGAAGTTCCACGCGAGGACGTTGATTCAATGGTGCGTGGTGTATTTGCATCTTATGATGTGGTTGCGTTTAGGGCTGACGTTAAAGAGTTTGAGGCGTATGTAGATCAGTGGGGCCGCGACTTCAAAAGAAAGATCAAGGTTAATGCTACTCCAGGGAATCCGGTGGCGTTCGATATGAGGGGTCAAACTAAAAGGTTTGGTTTGGATTGTGAACGGTTTCTGGATGCTGTTTGGGAGCATGAGCTTTGCCATAACGGTGACCCTACGCTGCGTCAGCATGTGTTGAATGCGCGTAGACACCCTACCCAATTTGATTCAATTTCTATTCGTAAAGCGTCGAAGGATAGTTCTAAAAAAATAGATGCTGCTGTTTCTGCGGTTCTCGCATTTGGTGGCCGTCAAGATTACCTTATGTCGAAGAAGAATCGCTCAAGAAAGGCTTTGGTGCTTAGATGACAAGTCCACAGCAGAATGCCCCTAACGGGTTTATGAATGACGGCACTCCTGCGCCGTCTATTGATGCTGCAAGGGATGAAATGCTTAACGCATTCGATCAAGCTCAAACGGGTTTGAAGGATGCTAAACTTTACTATGATTCTGTTCGCCGGCCGGATGCTATCGGTGTGGCTGTTCCACCTGAAATGCGTGGCTTGCTAGCGCATGTTGGGTACCCTAGGTTGTATGTCGATTCGATTGCGGAGCGTCAGGAGATTGAGGGTTTTAGGATCGCTAAGGCCGAAAGTGCCGACGAAGAATTGTGGGATTGGTGGCAGGCAAACAATCTTGACATTGAGGCTACGCTTGGGCACACTGATGCCCTAATTTATGGCCGCGCATTTATTACGGTGGCGGTTCCTGATCCGACGTTTGATATTGGTGTCGATCCTGATATCCCTATGATTAGGGTTGAGCCGCCTACTACTTTGCACGCAACTATTGATCCGAGAACTAAGCGGGTAACCCAGGCTATTCGGGCGATCTACAATGATGATAACACTCAAGTTATTTCCGCAACACTGTATCTGCCGGATCAGACTATCCAGTGGGTGCGCGAGGGCGGCGCTTGGGTTATTTTGAATCAGGTTTCGCACGGTTTGATGGTGGTGCCGGTAGTTCCTTTGCAAAATCGGACACGGCTGTCTGACGCATACGGCACATCCGAAATTACTCCTGAGCTACGTTCGGTTACGGATGCTGCTGCACGCATCCTAATGGATATGCAGGGTACAGCCGAGATTATGGCTATCCCGCAGCGACTACTGTTCGGTGTTAAGCCGGAAGATATCGGGGTCGATCCTGAGACTGGCGAGAAATTGTTTGATGCTTATATCGCTAGGATTCTGGCATTTGAAGACCCTGACGCTAAGGCAACACAGTTTTCCGCTGCTGAGCTACGCAACTTTGTTGATGCACTAGATGCGCTTGATCGCAAGGCTGCCGCCTACACCGGTTTGCCTCCGCAATACTTGTCTACCAGTTCTGATAATCCTGCTTCCGCTGAGGCCATTCGTTCCGCTGAGTCCCGTTTGGTTAAGAAAACGGAACGTAAGAATAAGATATTTGGTGGTGCTTGGGAAGAAGCTATGCGGATTGCCTATAAGTCTATTAAGGGCGGGGATATCCCACCGGAGTATTATCGCCTTGAAACTATTTGGCGTGATCCTTCTACACCAACTTATGCAGCTAAAGCTGATGCAGCAACTAAGCTGTACTCTAATGGCATGGGTATCATTCCTAGGGAACGTGCTAGGATGGATATGGGTTATACTATCGCTGAGCGCGAGGAAATGCAAGCTTGGGATGAGCAGGAGTCTCCTATGGGTATGGCTACTGCGGGTATGCCGAGAGGCATGGCTGATCCTGCTGCTGAACCTGCCGCTACGCCGGCCGACACAACCGCCAACCCTAGGGCGGCTCAGTGACACCTGAACAGTATGCTGCGCTACAAGCAGTAATCACAGCGCAGGCAGTAAAATATGTGGGCGGCTTTGGTAAGATATTTTTACCTGGCTTCTTGACGTTGAAAGATTGGTTGGCTTTCCTTGAACTTTTGTGGCCTGCTGTTAAGCAGGCTAGGGAAGAATCTTCCGATCTTGCTCGCACATTTTATGACCAGCAGCGCGACCTATACCATCCTACCGCAACAAATTTGGCCCGTCAACTTGAGCCGTATGAGTTTGATTGGTTTGTTGAGGATATGCAACCTGTCCGTAAGGTTATGTCTAAGGAGCAGGCTACACCTGATGCTCTTGAAATGCTGCAATTGCATGTGGCTAGGACAGTCGAAACGGGTGGCCGTCGGCAGATCATAAACTCTGTTGAGGCTGATGTTTTGCTGGATGAGGTTGTTGAGCCTGACGGGGATGAGCCTGAAAGTCGCAACAACGATTTTTTGACAGCAGCTAGTGTGGATGAGTGGGAGAGAATAACTGCACAGTCTCGTCCACCGGAAAACAAACCAACATTTTTGGGTGGTAAACCCATCCGAGGGTGGGCTAGGGTTGCTACAGGGCGCGAAACATGCGCGTGGTGCCTGATGCTGGTTTCTAGAGGCCCAGTTTATGAATCAGCCCGTACAGCGGGTTTAAGGCTGGGAGATTCCGACGCTGTTGAAGCTATCGAAAAAGATACGGATGTTACTTCTGCGTTAAATCAGTGGCATCCCGGTTGCGATTGCAAAGTTGTTCCTGTGTTCAGCAACACAAAATGGGTTGGTAAAGAAGCTGCTGATCGCAAAGGACAT